GGTCCCTCGTGGTCCAAGAGTATCGGGTTTAGACTAAAGAGGACTTACAAGGATGGGTCTCGTAACGAAAGCGAGACGATGGTACATACTCTGACGAAATAAAATTCGGTTTCTACAGTTTCAACTTGTAGGTCGTTGAGTTGTACGGAGCAGTTGTCACCAGTCATGGGTATTCTACAAGAGTTGCGTTTTAAAACTTTGAAGTCATAACGAACTATTGTAGCTAGAATGAAGTCCTAGAAAGAGTTTTTCTAGGGAAGGGAATATATATGGTTGCTTATCGTGTTGAATACTTTGTGCCGCCTATGATTCTCTGGGGAGTTTAAAGTTTCCGTTTCAACCCTACAGGTTACAAGTCTTTTTAGATCAACGTCAATCCAATTCTAAAAGACCACGTCGCCATTTGGGTAAAACATTCTCCTTTCTTCATCTAGGAAGACCTCTTCAACTACGCATTTTCCAACACGCTCACGGTCAGTCCAACTACCAAGATCATGAGTTATACGCGTGCAGTAATGGCCAACGCCACTGCCGTTAAGGGAATTGCTGAGAAGAGAACCCACGGGGCTCTGAATGCCTTAAACGCCTTAGTCTATCTATGTGTACAACAGAACAGGCGTAACCAAGCTGACCTCTAACAACGAATTGAAACTCCGGCACCGACTACCTTCGGCGGGTTCATTCACAAGTTGGGCATGAATATTCTGGAAAAGAATAGTGAAGCTATCACGACAGCAGTAACAAGGACTGCTGAGTAAGTCGCCAATCAGGTGTCTAGTATACGGTTGAACAAAACTGTTAATTAGATAGGTGCAACAGTGAAGCAAGTAGCTCGTGCAGTGTCAGATAAGGTTGAGAGTATGAACATCTCTTAAAGGATTTCAGAAGGTTTAACGTCTCTTGATTTAGTGAACAAAGTGAACAAGATGTTAGATCACATGCCCAACACTGTCAGGAACATGATGGTGTATGCGAATGCGAGAATCAGCGAGTCTACGTTGATCAAGGTCATCAAGGAAACAGGTGTCGATACAGTCAACTTTTGTGGCATTACTTATGATGCAATGACTACACGCACCACCGTGGGATTCTTCGAGAGCTTTAGTGTGATGGTTTTCAACACTGTGTACGTTATGCTCTTGAGAATTTTAGTATTAATTGCTGCTGTCAAGATATAGAATTACGTATTCACAGCATTTAGTTCTAAGGGAATAAGTCTAGCTGGCCTAGGGTGGAACGTCATTCTGTTCATCTGGTTCACTCAGTTATTCTCTTCACGTTTTCTTTGGGCGCTTTGCGGGAGAAAAGCCATGGGTTTATTGCGGTTAGTTTAACGAGCTCCTACCCTGGTTGAAGCAACCTTCGGTTGTAAATACATTGCTATAGTGTTGCACGCTATTTTGTTGGTACCTGAGATAATTATGACTTTTTGCATGTATTACGCGACAGGACCGACTATCTACTCATTAGTGGAGGCAAGTTACAACCATTTTGATCCTACAGGACACTTTATTTTAGTGTTCGAAGTTGCTT